TCCGGCGCTGCGATCTATCGCTCGGAGACAGCCGAGACAGTGAGAGAGGTAGTCGAGGCGCTGACGGATCTGATGGGCGCGAACCTGAGGGGCGCGGATCTGAGGGGCGCGGATCTGATGGGCGCGGATCTGAGGGGCGCGGACCTGAGCGGCGCGAACCTGAGCCGCGCGGACCTGCGCAGCGCGGACCTGCGCAGCGCGAACCTGAGCCGCGCGGACCTGAGCGACGCGGACCTGAGCGACGCGGACCTGAGCGACGCGGACCTGAGAGGCGCGAACCTGAGCGCAGTCGTCGGAGTTGTTCACGCGTCCGTGGGCTGGCACACCCACGGAGAGCGCGGGCGCACTCTGCTCGGGGTGATGATTGGCGCCGAACTGAGGCTATTCTGCGGCTGTTTTTGTGGCACCGCGGCGGACCTGCGATCTTACATCGCTGCCGGAGAGGAGCGCTATAGACCGTCGCGTCTGAGGGCCCTCGAAATCGTCGAGGAGCTGATCGGGGGCCAGTCATGACCGGCCTACTCTCCAGGGGCCTCATCTGCACGACGTGTGGAACCGAGGACTGTCGCTCAGGGCGATGCAATAGCCCGATGCAGCGGCATGTTACGCGGGAGGAGTGGGACCAGGAAAAAGCAGCCGCAATCCGCGGACTGCTCGGCGACGTGAGCAAGCGAGAGGCGCTCATTGGTCCGGAGCGCGAGCGTGTACGCATGGTGAGGCGCGAGCTTGACGCGCTCGGAAGGGCGCTGGACCCGAACTCCGAAGCAGGGGCCGGGCTCCGAAAATGCATCGGAGCTCTTGATGAGCTGTTTGATACGCTTGCCGTTGACCGGTCTGCGTTCGCGGCGCTCATGACGCCCGAGGAGCTCCAGGAGCGCGACCAAGATGTGCGTTACAAAATCAAGGGTATTCGCGTTGTTTCGACGGAGGAGTGGTGCAGATGATCAAGCTAGGTTCAGAAGTCAAAGATATTGTTAGTGGTTTTGCAGGGGTTGCAACCGTGCGCTCCGAATACCTGAACGGTTGCGTGCGGTACGCAGTAGATCCGGGAGGCTTGGACAAGGACGGGAAACCAAAGGAATCATTCTACTTCGATGAGCAGCAGCTAGTTGTTGTTAGCGAGGTAACAGAAACGACTAAGCATTTGCAGAAAGAGGCCCCGAGGAGCGTAGGCGGACCAAGGCCGGCGCCGGTTGGTCGCGCTGAACCTCCCGCACGAAGGGCGCCGCGATGACCCGCCTACGCACAATGCTGGGCGTCCGCATGACGGTCGAAGAGAGCGAGGCCCAGAGGATGTATTTCCACGCGGCCATGCTGCGCGAAGGTGCCGAACTCGAACCCGACGAGGGCGAACGGTTGCGCAGAAAACTGGCCGCAGCGAACGCGGAGACGATTGCCCGGCGGCTGATTGGGAGGGGCGAGGGATGAGCGAATGGGATGAGGTTTTCGAGGAGCCGCCGAGAGTTGACAGATACCTGGAAACCCCAGGCCTAAACTGGTCGACATTGAAGCTCATGGACCAATCCCCGCTCGCGCTACAGGATGCATTGGCTCATGGCAGAGGCGACACGGAGTGGATGCTCTTGGGGCGCGCCATTCACTGCTACGCGCTTGAGCGGTCCGAGTTTCACGACCGCTACGCCGTCGCGCCACACTTCGGCGACGGTCGCACAAAGGCCGCAAAAAAAGCCAAAACCGCATTTCTGAACGATGCCAGCGGGCGCGAGGTTGTGTCTCACCAGCATTGGATCACGGTGCAGGCGTGCGGCGAAGCGCTGGCAAAACACAAGGTCGCGCGCAAGCTACTGGAAGGCAAGCGTGAGCACATTGCAACATGGACCCATTCGGGCACAGGCATCGCGTGCAAAGGGCGCATGGATGTCGTTGGAGAACGCGTCGTTGACCTGAAATCGACGGGCCTACAGAGCGAGCGCCTGATTTTCTCGGATGCCGCCAGTCGGCTCTATTACGGCCAGGGCGCCTGGTACCACGACGGGGCCACTACCGCGGGGCTTATTCGGCCGAATGCGCCGCTACCGGCCAATGTTTGGGTGCAGACCTGCCGCCCGTACGATGTGCTTTGCGCGGAAATGGAGGAGGAAACTTACCTTGCTGGCCTGCGTCTCTATGAGCGTTTGCTGGCCGAGTACCAGGGCTGCATGGCGACCGACTGGTGGCCAGGGATGGCGCCAGAGTTGAAGAGTTGGAGACTGCCCGTATGGGCTAGAGAGACATCATGAGTGACACACAGATGACAGTAGGCACGCCGGGCGAAGTTCAGACCATGCACCCCATGGTCTCGGTTGCGCTTGGTTCACGGGAATTGACCACGGAAACCATTCGCGAGCTCATGACGCTTCAGCGCGAGTGGGACGAAAAGCGAGCGGAGAAAGCATTCACTCGCGCGATGGTTGCGCTGAAAGCTCAACTGCCGAGCGTTCTTGAGCGAGACAAGACCGTGGACTTCACGTCACAGCGCGGGAGGACCCACTACACACACACGAGCCTCGCGGCTGCGGTTGAGGCCGTGACACCAATTCTCACCGAGCACTATTTTTCGGCGACCTGGACGCCAGACACGACCAAGGGCGAAGTGCGCGTCACCTGCTCGCTGACTCACGTCGACGGCCACACGAAGTCGGCCTCTATCTCTGCTCCCGCGGACAATTCCGGGAACAAGAGCCCGGCGCAGGCAGTGGCGTCAACGATTACACTCCTACAGCGCTACACGCTGCTCTCACTGCTCGGTATTGCCACCCGAGACCATGTTGATCCTGAGCCCCAACAGCGCGCCGCGCCTGTGGTCGACTCAAAAACGAACCTCAAGGCCGCCGCGTGGATCGTGTCTCAGGGGTACAGTCAGGAAGACGTGGCGAAAGTCACCGATGGTCGAGAGGTGCGCGAGTGGACGGCAGACGACATAGCCGCAATCAAGCGGGCCTTCGCGACAAAGAAGGCCCCCGAGCGCGAGCCAGGAGAGGAGGGGTGATGGCTAGACACATCTTCGTCGTCACTGGCAAGGGACCCGCCTACTTTTTTCGGCGAGAGATGCCGACGGAAAGAAGAAGCAAAAATGAACTACTACATGATCGAGATGCGCAACGGCCCTATCACTACCCTACTCGCCACCGCGACGAGCCTGAATACTGCCGAGAGGGCCGCGCAAGTGCTGATTGATGCCACTGACGACGAGCCCACGGGCGGCGCATCTACGGACCTAGAGGACGACGTTCCTGCGCTCGCGTGGGACAATTTCCACGGAGACGAGCACGCATGGAGCCAGGCAGCATTTGCTGTGTCGCTGTCGTGGCGTGAGCTAGACGGCGGCGTGTGTGTTGCTGGTTTCGAGGAGGGCTGACCCCCGCCGCCCCCGAACAGACTGACCCCGGTGCAACTCCGGGGCAGGGGCCTGGCGGCCAGTCGCCCTCGGCGCGGGTTTGGCCCCTGGGAGTTCCCGGGGGCGTAAGCGCTTCGGCCCGCGTCGGGCTCTCAATCGCGGCTGGTCGCCGCTAACGGAAGGCAAACAATGCGAGACGATACAATTCGACCCGAGGAACTGCAGGCGCTTTCTGCCTGGCTGTCGCATCCAGGGAGATTGCGCGAGGTGGCCATGGGCGTAGTTTCCGGGCGCTGGCTGGTCACTTTGGTCGAAAACACAGAATTTGCGCCAACAAAATGGACTTGCTTTGCTGCCCGCTTGGGCGACGCTGTTGCCGGAGCCCTCGGGATGGCGCCATGAGCAATCTGGTAATCCGCGAAGCCGAGCGCGGCACCGGCTGGCGCTGGGTCGCAACTGCCGGCGGGCGGTGTTTCTGTCGACGATCAAGGTTTGCCCGTGGCCGTATGGCCCACAGGAGCACGCGCGCCAGATACTCAGGCCCATGCCGGAGCCAATTGTTGGAAGCTTGATTGCGAATTCGGCAGCCAAAAACGGCTGAATCACAACTTTCTTTGCTTGCCTACTTGCGCGCGGGCAGCAATGCGCTAAGTTCACCTTGTCGGCGAGAGAGGCCGACGGAAAGAAGAAGCAAAAATGAAACAATATCTAGTGTCATACAAGTACGACGGGGGGCGCGGCTCTGAGCTGGTGACCGCTCCAAGCGAAACCGCAGCAACGGAACTGGCTATGTCGCAAGCAAAGCCGAACTGGTCTCCCGGCGCACCTGTGCAGCACACGGACACGGTGCGCTGCTACGACTACCATGAAATGGTTAGAGCGCCTCGCCGTGGCGTAAATGTGGTGGTGGTCCTTGGCTGGAAATTTCAGGACAAGGGCGACGAATTCCTCGTCACGGAACGAGGCTCATTTAAGCGCGATTTGCAGTCATATTGGTACGAAAACGCCGCCCTGGTCGCGTCTGAAAAAACCAGAGATTCGGCCGAGAAAAAAGCAAGGCTCCTGGGCGCCAAGGCGCGCGAGCGCGGCATCAGCGCTGAATACGACGTGGTTCTGCGCGGCGAAGTAGAGATCCGCCACAGCAGCCAGGCCTATGGGTGCATCGGTGCCACCTGACCCCCATCCCGCCTCGGTTCGCCGGGGCGGCATTGGCGGCCAGTCGCCCCCTGCGCGGGTTTCCCTGGGAGTTCTCGGGGGCGTAAGCGCTTCGGCCCGCGTCGGGCTCTCAATCGCGGCTGGTCGCCGCTAACGAAAGTGAGTGAATTATGAGTAATCTAGAGGTCCGCGAAGCCGAGCGTGGCACGGGGTGGCGCTGGGTCGCGACTGCCGGCGGGCGGAGGAAGAGCGGACGCGAGACGACGGAGGCGAAAGCGCGCAAAGCTGGCAACAAAGCGCTTGCCCAGCTCCAGGCCATGCCGCCCCGTCAGCGCTCGGGGAAGCGCGTGGCCCCGCCCGGGGAGCGGTTCGTCGTCACGTTCTCGGGCGAGACAGCGAAAGGGCGGGCGGCATGGGAAGCGGCGGCGGCGGCGGATGACCTGTCGATGCCGGTTTGGCTTGCGCGGCTGGCTGACGCTGCGAGCTCCGCAGGGCTAGACGCAATCAATTGCGAATTCGGCAGCCAAAAACGGCTGAATCACAACTTTCTTTGCTTGCCTACTTGCGCGCGGGCAGCAATGCGCTAAGTTCTTCTTGTCGGCGCGAGAGGCCGGCAGAAGGAAGAAGCAAAGAAAAATGAGCAACATCAACTACGCAAGCCCTGAGATTTTCGCCGCAGTTTTTGGCACCGAGACAACCGAAAGCGTGCTCAGCGCTGCCGAAGAGTCTGGGTACACTGTCCAGGATTACGTCATGAGTCACGTGATCGAGGCGCGTAAGTGCGGGCTCGAAACTGCGCAGGACGACGCCTTCTGGGCCTGCTGCGAGGAGCTCCGCGTCCCAGCGATGTGAAGGCTACCTGCGCCACAAAAAGCAACTAGGCCCCATCTCTGGGGCCTAGCGCTCTGCTTGGTGAGTACCAGCCGGTTGTCCGGCTACTTTGCCGCGTTTGTCCGGGCCAAGTAGTCCCCGGTGCGTCTCGGAAATGGTGCGCCGAACCGCGGTCCGACGTCAAGCGATCTGGTCGGAAATCATCAGGTAACCCGCAGTGCTGAGTGGGTCAGTGCTCCGAGGCCCTGACGAGTCGAGCACATCGAGCTGCCAAGCGTGCTGCCCGGGCCCGAGCAGAGCCACATCTGCAGTAGCGACGATGCCAACGACGGCGCCGGTGGCCCGGTCGAACGTGAGCACGGCAGGCAGCGCAGGCGGGTTGGCCGATGAGTACTCCGCGACGTGGCCCGCTCCGAACTCACCCACGCGCAAACGCACGTAGCAGTCGCCGGGGAAGGGGGCGCCGCCAATGAGCTGGATTGGACCCATGTTGAGCGGCTGCCCAATGCGTCCTTGCACTTTTGCCATAATTTTGCTGGTCCTGATGAGGGTCGCTCGGGTGTGGATCGCGCGGATGACGACCGGCGGCGCGAACGACGAGCCGACCGTTGCCGCGGGCAGTCGCCGAAGCTCGCGCGAAGGGGTGCCGAGCGTCAGGCTCTGAGTCGTCCCGAGCGATGCGCCTGGGGCAGGGAGGACGCGCAGGATCCTGGTGGGAGCTGTGAGCGTCAGCGTCAGCGGGGCTCCGCCGGCAAACGATGGCCCGGGAATGACCCGTAGCGCGCGCGTGGGGGCCGACAGGATGAGGACCGCGCCTGTGGTGATGGTTGGCGCTGGGAGCTCACGGCGCGCGCGGAGAGGGGCACCCAGCGTCAGCGATAGGGGCGTCCCCGGGGCGAGGGTCGGGGCGCTGACCGTCCGACGAATGCGGGCGGGCGCGGAGAGCGCAAGCGACTGCTGAGAGCCGAGGGCGAGAGCAGCCGCGGGGACGGTCCGCAGGGCGCGCAGCGGTGCCGCAAGGGTCGCAGGCTGAGGGGAGCCCAGAGCTAGCGTTGGCGCCGGCAGACGCCGGAGCGCCCGGAGCGGGGTGTCGAGTGTGATCGTGCCGCCGCTGCCGCTCAGGGTAGCCGCTGGAAGTGACCGCGTAGCCCTCGTGGGTGCGCCCAGCGCGAGAGACTGCGCCGAGCCCAGAGCAAGCGTAGCGGCCGACAGTGACCGCCGCACGCGAGCAGGGGCGGAAAGCGTGACGCTGAGCGGCGTACCGGGAGTCAGCGTCGGAGCCGACAGAACGCGACCCGCTCGCGAAGGGGCACCGAGCGTGACAGAGTTCCCGCTGCTGGCCAGCGTGGCAACGGGCAGTACGCGCAGCGCCCGCAGCGGAGCCGATAGCGTGACGCTCAGCGGCGAACCGTTGGCCAGCGTCGCGCTTGACAGACCTCGGCGGATGCGAGCAGGGGCCCCGAGGGTAACAGACTGCTGACTGCCAGCGGCAAGCGTCGGAGCGGCCAGCTTGCGCGCATGAATCGAGCGCAGGCGGTAGGTGATCGCGGGCCGAACCCATGACCCGACCCACGTGAGCAGGGGCGGCGCGAACCCCTGGCGCGACATTTTCGCATAGCCGAGATCCGAGAGATGCACGGGCCCGGAGAAGAGCGGGTTTGATGCCCCTGGATTGATCCCGAATTCAGGTACCAGGTTCCGCAGGTCGATGACGAGATCTGCTGTGCCCTCGCTCGGAATGCGCGTGTTCAGGTCTCGCAGGTATTGAGATTCAAGCGGGGTGCTCAGATCGGCAACCTCGTCGAGAGGTAGCGCGTTCGCGAAAACGACTTTGAACCCGTCAGCCTTGGCCAGCGTCGAAATCGAATTCAGCAGGGAAATTTCTGCTGAAACATTGTGCGTCGACTCCAGGTTGTTATGTGATTCAAAGAACAGGAGAATGTTCGTTTTGCCTGCAACGAACAGCGTCCGAATCTGCGCGGCATAGTTGTCGAACGCGGCCTGCGTGGTGCCCGAGATGTACTCGGAAAACGTCGCGCTCGGGAAGTCCTGGGGCAGACCAAGTGGGCCTGCCAAGCGATAGTCGCTAACTCCACCCGTGTCTTTGATGCCGGCAACAAGCGAGTTGCCGACGCAAACGAAGTTGAGCCCGGCGCCGGCAAGCGTCGCAGACGGAAGGGCGCGGCGAATGCGCGACGGCGCAGCCAGAGCCAGAGACTGGGGTGAGCCATTGGCTAGGGTGGGTGCCGGAAGGGCGCGGCGAATGCGCGACGGCGCGCCCAGCGTCAGCGATTGGCCCGAAGCGGAGACGGCAAACGAAACGATCCGCGAGATGCCATTGTGGACACCTCCAGCCGTTCCGGCGGTCGCTGTGAATCCTGTCGTTGCTGTCGCATAGGTCCGCGCAGCAAAACCCGACGTGGCGTTGTTCCAGTCGAGGATATTGACGTCGAAGGCCCACGTGTAGCCGCCACCAGTCGGCGCGGGCCACGTTTGCGAAGTCCCCTTCGCGTTGACGCCAAGGAAAAAGACGAGCTCGCTCGCGCTTGGAAGCGTGCCGCTTGCGCACGCAATCGGGTCAACGTCACCCGTCTGCGATGTCGTCAGGCTCGGGGCAGCATTGTTCAGCCCGGAGTGCTCAGAGCACGCAATCGACGCATAGCTTCCACCCGTCGAGAACGTGACAACGGCATTTGTGTTCGTGCCGCTTGCTGCGTTGTGCAGATAGTAGACGGCTGTGCAGTTAGTATTTGAAAATCCGTCGTTGAATTTGGCCTCTGCGGCCAACGTCATAGCCACGCCGCCTAGCGTGACAGACGTGGGTGAGGCTACGTTGTTACCGGACGCCTGCCAGCTGATCGTTAGAAAGAACGTGTTGCCAGCGCTCCTGGTGCCCGTTACGGTAAACGTGGCACTAGAAACGCTGGCATAGCTCTGCCGCGACCAGGTGTTGACGAGCGACATTTGTTGGTTAGGTCAGTGAGAGCCAGCCGTTGGGCGCGGACACTGCAACGTTGTTTCCGTCGGTAGTGAGCGATCCGACCATGAACCCGATGACGGGGCTGGTGCCGGCGGTGCCGGTGTCTTTGTAGAGCGCCACGAGCTCCGTCGTGGTTCCGGTCGGCACGCTGAGCAGCGTGGTAAGCGGGCCCTTGAACAGGCCGCCGGTTGTCGAGCGGCCTGACGTCGCCATAGCAACCGGGGTACCAATGACACCCGCGGAAATGTCGGAGTAGAACTGGATCGCGTCGAGCTTGAGAATGCGCCCGCCGCTGGTCCATGTGCCGTTGCCAGCAACGACGGTGCCGTCCATGTTCGCGAAGCTGAACGTGGTACCGCTCGGGGCGGTGTTGATCGTGAAAAGGCCGTTGATCGCGGTGTTTCCTAGCGCGCCTTGGCAGTATGCACGGTCCCCAACAGCCATGCCATGAGTGGCCGTCGTGATCACCGATGGGCTTGCGTTCGTGGCGGCCGTGACAGCTAGGCCGATGACATCAAGATCAACCACCGCGACCTTAAGCGCCGTGTCGGTGAGCATTGCGATAGCACCAGAGCCGCTCCAAAGGGTTTCGGCGTACTTGCCTACAAGAAAAGAGTTCGATGTGGTCATTGTGAGTCCTTTGTGTGATTACCGAAGAAAACCCGGGACGTGCCCGAGTGAGAGCGAATAAGCGACTACTGCTGCCGCAATGAGAGCGACGAGGATCACGACTGAGCTGGCCACGATGAGCGTTTCCCGGAGCGCGACGCGGCGTTCCTTCGGCGGAATCATCTGGACGCCGGCAAGTGCGGCCTTTGCGGCCTTCGGGGCATCTGCCGCAACGGTGCGAGCGGTTCCGGTGCGCTCTTCGTCCAACGCTGCATCAATGAGGGCCTCGACCTGTGAGGTGGTCACCGGTTGCCGCTCGGGCAGAGGCGGGAGAGGTATCGGGTTCCGCGGACGCGTGGGGATTTCTTTGCGTGTGACAGCTTGCCCACACGGCGGACGCAACCCGGTAGCAGGGCGCGGAGGCGGATCCGTGTCCTCGCTCGCCGGGTGTCGGCGCGTCGGGTCGTTGGGGTCACGCGGTGTCATGGGGCGGGAAGGGCCGCACGAACAGCAGCGTCTTTTGCTTCCAGCAATTTCCTAAGAGCAACCGTTCGCTCTGCCGAGTCTTGAATTTGCTGGCAAACGAAAGCGGCTATGCCAGCAAATGGAGCAGATGTTGCCTGGAGGTGTGTAGGCAAGTGGTCATACCGAAAGAAGCGCAAAAGCGGCTCAGTGTTCGCTGCGTCATCACCCGACTCGCAAATGAACATCGATCGCCCCTTCCAGATCGTGAACATCTCTTCTGTGTCCGCAGCGATCTTTGTCGGCGGATAATGCCCAGAGCAAACCACAAGGGCCTCGTGAGGTGCTGGCCCTGCGTTCGTGATGCGTAGATTCATTGTCATTTGGCGGGTGCTTTCATGGTGGAGGTGAGGGAATCGTGTCGAAAATGGCGCCCCATCCATCGGGGCGAGTCTGCCGAGACCAGGTCGCGTCGGCGAGGAGCTCAAGGTTCTGGGCGAACAATCGCTCGCGCCGCTCTTGTTCCGCTTGGCGCCTCTCAATGTGCTCTTGCCGAAGCTCTTGAGCCGCAACGCTTCGCTCGATCCTGGCTACGGATTCACTGATGTGAACCCCGAGCCCGCGAACTGACTCGTTGAGCATCGTCAGATTTGCCGAGTGCTCAGCTCCGATGCGCTCGATCTTTGTGAGCACTTCATCAAATAGCCCCTGGATACGCTCGGCGTCGTCAGGGAAAACGGTGCCGAGCGCAGGCATTCGCCCGAAGCTCTTCGGCGCCTCATGCCCGAGCGGGTCAGTTGGCGGAGGCTCTGTGTCGTGGAGAGGGAAGTCGTCCTCGGTCTCCCTCATTGTCCAGCTCCCTCGTTGAGCTCTTTCAGCCAGATTTTGGCCTTGGCGACAACGCTTTTCGCGTAGTCGCTCTGGCTGCCCGTGAAATACTTGAAGCGCCAGCCTACCAGGGCCATCACAAATCCAGTGGCGTCACCGGCCTTCGCGCGCTCAAGTGATTCCGGGTAGGCGCGCTTGAGGACCCTGAGCCAATCGGCACATCCTGCAGCGGGAGAGCTGTAGGCGCGGAATCTCTGCTTCACGATAACTTTCGCGTCACCGCTTCCCTCTGGGGTGTCGAGCTCAACAGAGCCAGCGTCGCCACTACCTTTGATGCCGCCCCAGTTCCACGCGCTCGGCCCGCACATGTGCCGCCAGCCCTCGGTTTCGTGCTCACTCTGGGCAAGCAGGATCGCGGTTTCAAGTTTTGACGGAGGCGCGCCAAAGACCTCGAAAAAAGCCTTCTCAAGCGCCTCGCGGGCTTGTTGCCGGCCGAGGATTGGGTAGCTCATTTTGCGCCCCTCTTGGTGATGCGGTCCAGGAAAGATCGCTTCGTTCCTTGGAGACGCTCGGCGTCATCTTCCTCCTGCCGCTTAACGCTCTCACTGATTGCCTTGGCGAGGCGAATCAGAAGATCGACGATTGCGAAAACCTGCATTGCCTCATGATTGTATCACGCTCGCGGTGTCACATGGCCGCGCAAGTGAGGGGCTAGGTCAGCAGGGATGAGTGAGCGACCAGCAACCAGCGCGGTGATGCAAACCTTCGGGCCGCCGGTGCCGGTCGGACGAATCTCAAGAAGCCCACTTCCTGCCGAAGTTGCCGCGAATTTGCTGGCAAGAATCACCGATTGCGGCTCCTGTGTCAGCGTTGCCTTCACAGTCGGCCCACTGCCCTCGTAGGGCATAAGCAACTCCACCTCGTGCGTCCCGGAAACGCACCACAAGATCACCCGCACAAGGTAACACTCATCGGTGACCCCTGAGCCTGAGTAGATCGTGAAGGCCGCTAGGTTGTCTTGCGGGCTGAATGAGCCGGCCGCGCCGGATGCGAATTGAATCGCAGTCACAGTCCCGAAGCGTGTTCCCGAGGCAAATGCCGTGTCCTGCGTCGGAGTGTGACCGCCGGCATTGAGCATCGTTCCGCTCGGTTGCCAGGGGTTGCCGCCGAGGTCGGCGAACGTGTTTTTCAGGGCCCGATCTTCGATTGCGCGCGCCGGGCAATTCCAGGCAGAAAAACCACCGGACTGGTGAATGTCGTCCGGCGTCGCCTTGTCGAATTTCACCTTTTCCCAGTTTTTTCCGTATAGATTGACCTTCCCGGTAACCTCGCAGCTGCCGGTTCCTGTACACCTAACCGGGATCACTGACGTTGATCCTGTGCTGGCCGCTAGCCAATCGCCAACAGTGAGGCGCCCGCCATCATCAACGATGATCCCGTAACCAGTATCCTGCGCAAGAGCAGGGATCCCGGAAAGCTCGCCAATTGAGACCTCAAAGTTGCGAATGTACCCGAAGCACCGCGACGGTACGGTGATGCCGTCGTGTGTTCTGGGCCACGTTGTCGCGATGGCGCAATTCTCAACGTAAACGTGGTCAGCGTGCCAGCTAGAATCAATCTCACCGCCGTCGAAAATGAATGCGGGGCCTCCTGTGTTCTGCACACTGAAGTCACAGCCTGAGGAACCGAAAGCCAAATTTCTGTCTGTGGCCCTGTTTTTGACGACAATTCCAGCGCCTTGCGCACCGGTGTCAACAATATCAATACGCTCACCCTCGACAAGGATCGCGCCTCCGAACGTGGGGTTGTTCTCGATGAGTAGCCCGGAGCCGGTCGAGCTGAACGAGCCCCAGATCGAAAGCCCTTGGAGCTTTGCGTAAATTGCCCCCGTGAGCCTGAGCCCGCGCGACATTCTGCGCATGGTCAAATTCTCAAGCACCAAATCAAGGGCATTTTGCGCATCGATCCCGGTGATTCCATCGCGGTCAGCGCCGTCGAGAATCAGATCGCGAATCACATTGATCGCTGCATCATTGTTCGCCCATCCGGATGAGCCAGCGATGCCCAACAGCGTCTGACTGTTGCCAGTCGGCGACAGCTTGGACATTGCGCCAAAAATTGACTTGTTGAGCGCATTGAGCCCAGAGACACGATAGTCCTTGGCCGATGTGAGTGTTAGGGCGCGCGTCGCATCAAGCGCCGCTTGAATCGGCGTCGTGTCGTTCGTTGCGTCGTCCGCAGCGGCCCCGGGGATTGCCTGCTGAGTGACCAGTGATGCCGGCACGCGGACCACTGCACCGTTCTGGAACCCGAGCAAATGCGAGCCAGAGAGTAGCGAAAGAACCGACGCAAGGCCAGGAATGGGCTTCTTTGTGGTCATCGGAAAATCCCAAGGTTGCTGCTACTCGGCGCCGTTTGGTGCAGAGCAAAAGGCATTTGGCGCTGATGAGTTGCGCCGTTGAAAACCGGCCACACCTCGGGAATCTGGTATGGATCCGCAAGTCCAAGAGAAACAAGCGGATACCAAGGGGCGCCAACTCCGGCCAATGACCAAAAGAGCTTGGTGGCTGACGGCGACGTCTGGGGCAGCACACCGAACAGCAGGTGACCGCATGAAGTGACGTACTTGAAGCCGCCCCAAGCTGCCCCGTGTTTGCCGTTTATGGCACCCATGGCGTCGGTCCAGACGAAACCGTCAGCAGATGAGTAGAGACACGGTGCACCGCTTTTCGTGCCGGCCACAAAGAAACCTAGCCGCGGAGTCCAGCCGAGTGAGGCAATCGCGTTGCCCGTGCCAGGTAAAATAACCTCAGTAAATGACTGGCCGTCATTCAGCGAAACGAGGACCGCGCTCGTGCCAGTCGTCAGCACAACGGTTGAGCTAAATGGGGAGCGGGCGAGCTGTTTGATGCCTGAATAGAATCCGCCACCTGAAGGTGTTGGCAGCGTCCCGCCAGAGACCCACGTCACCCCTCCGTTCGTTGAGCGCGCATAGTGGCCGGAAAAATCCAGCTCCATGATCCATGTCGCGTAGCTCACGCGCCAGGGCGCCGGGCGCACAGTCGAGGCACTGAACCCGTAGTCACTTGGTAGAGTAACCGCCGACCATGAGCCGCCTCCGTTAGTGCTTCGCCAGAGCCTCGAAGCGCTTCCAGATGCTGTGCCGTGACTGAGCAGCACATAGCCAGCGCCAGCCTTCGCGCGGTAGAAGTTGGGTGCCGTTCCTCCAGGTGTACCCGGGAGAGCAACGCTTGAGGTCCATGTTTCGAGCCCGTCGAACGTCCAGAGCAAGCCATCGGACACGGTTGTCGCAACAAAGGCGCCAAATTCCGGCTCATAGTCAATGCTCCCTTCGCCCTCCATGTCACGCGCGAGAGTATTGCTTCGGAATGGCACGCGCCCAGAGTTCCAGGCGATTGCGTCCTGAACCATGTTCAAGAATGCGCCTTTTACCTCAACATTGGCGCCGAAATTTGTGTCGCGAGAAGCCGGGAAACTCACTCTCTGAGTATATCACGATCCGTTAGTGAATGAGGGTCGTCGCAGAAAAAGCCCTGTCGCTCACAAATGACAATCCGGTCATGTGCATGAGTCAAAGCATCGGCGATTTCTTGGGCATCCTCGATGCTGTAAGCCCCGGGCAAATCCGGGTCGCGAACGATGTGCAACTCGTAAACATACTCCTGGTGCAGCGTTGCCTTGGCCTGCTCGGACGTAAGCTGCACGAACGGGATTGCCGCTGGATCCATGCCCAGAGAAGGCGCCAAAAGCTCGCGCAATGTCGGCTCAGTCGGGGTCGCATCATCGTTCACGCGGGCCATCAGGCGATTAGTATCGCGCGCCGAGTCACCCACGGTCGAGAGTCCAAAGATAGCGAGCCAGCGTGAGAGCGTCGAGCTTGCCGTGTCCGGGTACGCTTCCGCTTCCGCTTCGTCGGCGGCCGTGTCAACTCGCGCAAGCTCGGCCGCCCCAACGTCAACCATTGAATCGAAGCGCTCGCCCAGCGAACTCCAGAGCGGACCGCTGGGGAGTAGCTCCCAGATTACGCTTGCCCAGCCGGATGGGTTCAGGCCCATGTGATTGACTCAACGTCGGTTGTTAGAATTCGCTCAGTCCCTGGGATCTGGTCGATGGTCGGTGAAACCAGGTTCCACGACTCGCGCGAACCCACTCCGGCACCGATTGCAGACCGAAGCGCCGAGGCGAGAATAGTTCCCTTTCCATTGCCGTCTCCTGGCTCAGCCTCATGCGCGAAGAGGCTTTTAATCTGCTGCTTCACGGCCTCGCGCTTTGCCGTAGGGGCCTGGATTGTGAGCGGCACATTTTGGGCCACTGGGGCCCTCACGCGCACGTCTGCCGTTGCTGGCTCCTTGTCGGCGAACGCCGCCACAACTTCCGCGATCTCTCCGCTGCTCGGAATGATCGACGCATCACCATCGCGCACAAAGAGCACAACGACGGTTCCGAGCCCGTCTGCGTGTTGGCGCACCCAGACGCGGGTTACCCCTGGCACAGCAAGTGCCCAGATCTCGTAGTCGTCAACGTGCCCGCCGCGCTTGTTTGCTGCCATGTACTGCGCAAACCGAACACGGAACTCTGGCAAGCTCTCCTGCTCTGTGCCGCTTGTGACAGTGCTTGCGACAGTCGCCACGCTTCCAACGCCTGCCATGGGTGAGCCAATGCTGAGCGCTGTCCCGTTGTCGCAGTTGCCGGCAATGCCGCCGATCGCTGCGACTACGGTCAGGGTCGCGGTTCCCCCGGAGATCGTCACATCTCCAGCGGTCTGAAATTCCACGTTGTCCGCGCGGTAGAAACTGGTGCCGTCAGGGACGACTGTGCCATTGGTCCCGCTCACTGTGGCCGTGAGCTCGGCGAACTCCGGGGGCTTTGGCCGCTGCCGGCGCGTCGCCGCGTGCCGCAGAAAAGCCTCATCGCTGCAAAGCCGGTCCGGCACCGCGTTGGCCTCGAGCGCGGAGATCCTGCCGTGCATCTCGTGAGACGCTCCAGCGAATGCGCGCCCGAGAGCCTGGGCAGCTCCGACGCGAAGCACTGCGCCGCCGAGCTCAAGCGCCGGAACGATGTCGGCTTTAACCCGGTCAATGATTTGCGTGAGTGTCGGGCGACTCATACCGGGATCCTGCTTCCGTCAGATTGTACCAAATAGTTCCCACCCTCATCGGCGAGCCAGACGCCTGGAGTCTCGGGAGATTGCTGGATTCTCAGCTTGCGAACCGCCGCACCGGATACTCCAAGCGTGAGTCTCAATGTGCCCCGACCGCGCGCTGAGAAACTGAACTCAGCCGCAACCGATGTCAGGATCCCTTCGTCCACCATCCAGGACAAATCAGCTTCCGCGTCTTCCTTGAGCCGCTGAGCGTTGGCTGACGATGCAACGGCGCGCGCAGCAAGTTTTGCGAACCGACCTCCCCAGCCTTTCTCGCCAAGAGCTAGGCACCATTCGGTTGTGAACAGTGAGATCACCACGGCTTCGGCAATGCCGTCGGCGGCAGCAATGTCGCCCAGAACGACGCTGAAATCTGGCGCCCCGGTGGTTGTTAGGCTGAGCTCCATGGCTACTCGGAAAACACAATGGGCGATCCGTTGGCGTCGCTTAGGCTGGCAAACGTTCCAATTGGCGTGGCCGTTGGGAATGTTCCAGCCGAAGGGGTTCCGCTGTGTGTGTGTGCACTCAGTGCCGCCAGCCTGAGGTTTATTTGATTGATCACGGCCTGCAGGTCGCTCTTTCGCACAAGCGGATCCGTGGCGTTCGCTCCAAAGCGAGCCTCTTCTCCCTCGAAAGAGAAGATTTTCCCAAGCTTGAAGCGCACGACGTCTCCCTCGTGCGAGTAAATTACCCCCTCGCCCTTTTGGAGATTTGTCGGGCGGTAACGCTCGTCGAACGTCGCAACGATGAGCGGCTCTCCGCTGTCACCGTCGGCCAGAGCCTGCACAGCGTTGGCGCCGTCGGGCGGCCGAAACTCGACACCGAACATCCCGACGATGGGTGAAACGCGCGTGTCATCGTCGCCAAAGGCGCCCCGAGTCTTGGCTGTTTGAAGCTCGCCGCTCGGGTCTGTGTCGAGAATCTCAACGACCTTCATTTCCCCATCATACTCCCAACATCGATCGGGTCCGGCGTAAATGCCCCGTCTGGCAAAAGCGTCAGGTCACACGCTGGTCCTGCCGTGTTCGATGCGGTGAACGTCGCGCGCGAGATTACAAGATCCGCGTCGATGTTCTCGCGAGGAAGCACCACCCGAGCAACATCGCCCACTCGCCAGATAGCGTCATCAGAGGGGCCCCACCCGTTGAGCGAGACATTGATCTCAACCGAGCGGGCAGCGCGCACATTGCGCTCCCACCGCGCGCGCTGAGTGAGCAGATCCCTGGTCCGGCACCCGTCGGCGCGCAGCACTTTGGTTCGCGACTCGTGCACCTGATCGTCGAGCTCACGGACAACTGACGGCTTGTCCCCAGTCTTTGCTCCCCGGTACGCGGCCACGTAGGCGCCGAAACGGTCCGTAACCGAAGCGCGCACGGAGTAACCGCGGAACTTGTCGATGCGCCCCGAGTGGCGGAATTCCGGCCGCTTGAGCACGATTGACGAGCCGTCAAACCGGGCCACCGCGCCGAGCGAACGCGCGCACCTGTCGATGACGGTGAAGAGTGTCTCGCCGGCCTCTGCGGAAAACTGGGCCATGGCCGGGAACGTGCCCACGAGCTTGACCGGTAATCCGTGCCCGCGCGTCACGTCAGTCAGGAACTTTGCCGCCGTCCCTCCGGTGACCTGCCATCCCCGAGTTAGCTCGGCCTCCAGCAGCCAACCGGATAGGTCTCGCCCGGTGATGCTCGTCTCGTAGCTCTCCTCGGTGAGCGACACGTCGCGCGTCTCCGCTCGCCCGGTGATGACCTCCTGCGTGCCAGCAAAGATCCGCACCGGATCCATGGGCATGATGCGCGCCGCCGGCACATTGTCCGACCAAGAGTCATTGGTCGAGAGCTTAAAAGAGCCACTGATTGCGTCGAAGGCATGCACGAGGATCACGGACCTCCAGCCCGTGATCCTCGCGCCGTTCGCCTCGACGGTGACCCTCACGCGAGCAGCTCCATCGTGCCGACGATGGCCGCCGGGTGAGGCACTTGGTTTCGCTCGCAGATCTCGACGCTGCGAAACGGATCGCCGTACTCTTCCCACGCGAGGAGGATCGAGGTCTTGGGAAAGTTCACCTCGACAATGCGCGACTCTGCGCCCGCCCGATCTAGAATTGCGGTTGCCACCGAGGTTTTGAGCCCACCGAGCAGCGAAAGGAAGTCGTCCGAAGTGGAGTCGCCAGACGACTCCAAGATTTCGCGATCAATGGCCTCGCGCACCTGCTCCACCGTTGTCTGCGCCTCATTGGCTGTCGTGTAGTCGATGGCGAACGACGCGTCTTGCAGCCCGCGCAGCAAAGCCAGGCGCCGCATGCTGGTTTTTAGGCTCACATTCGAGTCAAGAAGCGCCCGCTCTTGGGGCGTATCTGCCGGCATTGGCGCGATGAACATGGCGAAAATTGGCTCGTACGTGTCCCGCATTAGGTCCAGGAAGCTGGTCACGAGAAGCGTTGGATCCATGAACTGGGCGCGCGCCGACTCGAACAGCGCCGCGGGTGTGGTCAGGAGCTGGCCTGCATTGGTGAAGATAGCGTCGGCCTCGCCCTGGATCTCTGCCACGAGTGCCGCCGATGTGCAGCGTTCTGCCAGCGCATTGATCGAGTCGGTCACCGTTCCAATCGATTTGCTCATAATGTCGATCTGGAACTCTTCGGTTGGTGGAGCGAAGGTGCTCTCAAAGCGCTCAGCCTCGATGGTCACCGCTTCCGCAATCTGCTCCCTGACAACCGCATCGGGCGCCACGGTTGAAGCCGTGGGCTTGTTCTGCGGAGAGAGCACGAATTCAGCGGAAAACTCCACCCATCCCATCGATGCAGTGGACCGCCGAAAGCGAAACGATGGCACCCAAGCGCTTGCTGTCTTCGCGCGCGGATAGAACGGGTGCACAAGCTCTGCTGTGCCGTCTGCCCAGAGCGCCTCTTCGAGGGCCATGGATTCCTTGAGCGCATCTGGCCCAGACAGGTAACCGCTGATCGAGATTGAGCCAGCCTGCGCCCCAGTGTCGTTGACGTAGTGGCTATCAACTCCACCGTCTGCAAACTGGCTCACATCGCCGCGCCGCCCGCCGCTCGTCTCGGTATCCACCACGAGGAACGTGACCCCGCGAAACGAAGCGCCGCCGATGCACTCGCGACCGTTGATGACAACGCGCTGAAGGTCTTCCTTCTTCACGGCAGGGCTTTCCCGATGTTGATATCAGGCTCTTTTCCGCCTTTTCCCGTGGCTTTTACGTCGACCCCTTTGGGCACGTTCTTGAAATCAATTGTAACATGAGCGCCACCCGCGTCGGCTTTTGCTATGGCTTTCGCGTTCAGGATCGCGTCATGCGCCTTAAATGGATCCATTGTGCCCATTTCAAGCATTTTTGCCGCTGTCCCTTTGATCCCACCAGACGCTCTGAGCTCAGAGTTGAGCCCCATGATAGCCGCAGTGAGCGCTACCCCGGTAACGGCAACGCCAGCCGCAACCCCGGCCACAGCCGCTCCTGAGCTCACCGCAGCAAGCTTGGCCGCAGCCGAGCCAGCCGCGGGAGCGGCTACAGCCGTCCCCGAGGCAGCCGCCGCAGAGGCCGCCGTCGCCGCCTCCATCGCCGCCGCTGCCTTCATACCGGCGAAGGCTGCCGAGATGCTTCCGACCGTCGCCAGAACTCCGCCAAGCGCGACCATGAGCGGCCCGCCTACGGCGAGCAGGCCCGCCGTGCTCATGATCGCGTCCTTGCTTTCGGACGAGAGCCCGTCCCACTTGCCGATCAGGCTATCAAGCACCCCATAAAGTCGCTCTTTGATGCGGATCTCGCGCTCACCGATGTCGATCATCGCAGCGTCCAGGCGGTTCCGGCGCTCCTGGTCCTTTGCCCACTGCATTTCCCTCTGCCGGCGGTAGGCCTCGGACAGGTCATCCACTCCGCTCCGCATGTGGGCCAGCGCATCGCGCTGTGAGTTGATGCTACTCGTAATGAGCTCGATTCCAGATGCGCCCTCTTCAGAGCCAACTATATCAAGCAGCTGTTTTGCTCCCTTGGTTTCCGCCTTCACGCGCACGAATGCCTCAGCGAGGCCGCCTGATTTCTCCACGAGATCGCGAAAGGACTCGGCGCCAAGCTTCTTCAGAATCGGCGCAAAGTCCTTGTTTTCTCGGGTGAGCCCAGCGATGGCGCTGCGGATCTTCGTGTACGCCTCGGCCGCAGGGAGGTTGCTGCTTGTGAGCGCCGCGGTAGTGGCTAGCAAGTCCTCAAGTGTGCCGCCTGCCGCGTGAGCAGATGCAGCGGTTCCGGCGAACCCGTTGGCCATCTCTGCCAGCGTCGTTTTGCCGCTGCCAACGGTCTGAAATAGCAGGTTGCTCGCATTGCGCGCCGCTTCGCCCTCAAGGTGAAAGTCTTTGATCGCGGCCGTCGTTAGGTTCGCGGCCTGCTGTGTTGAACCGAGGCCGGCCACACCTAAGCGCGCTGCCTCATCTAGGCGCTCCACAGAATCAGCAGCGGAAACGCCTGATGAACGGATATCGTAAAGCGCCGCCGTGAGATCGGCAAAAACAACTGGCGTCCGCTTCCCAAGCGCGATCACCTCGTCGCTGAGTCGCTTGGTGGACTCAGCGGTCATATCGGGCAACGTGCCGACGTTGCCGATCCCCTTCTGGAACTCGGCGAACGTCTCCGACGAGGCTACGCCAAGAGCGACGATGGGAGCTGTTACGCCGGCCGTGAGAAGCGCCCCGGCCTTCGCCGTGCTCTTCCCGAAACTGGCCAGGGCCTGCGCATCGTCGGCCTTGTTGAGCCAGTGCTGCTCTTCGGTGATGGGGCCAAACGCGGCCTTTTTGGCTTGCTTTGCTGCGCGCTGAGCGTTCTTCGAGAACTGCTCAAACACACCGGATGCCTGGTCTGTGGCAGTCAGCGCAAAGCGAACGGGGAATGTTCTAGCTGCCATAGCTCTGGCTCACCATCTCCACCCATTCTACCACCTCGCCAACGGTCATCTTTGCAACGTCGGCCGCAGATGTCCCGAGGCGAATCAGGACACCAGCGCAAGCGGTCGCATCTTCCAGCGAGTACTCAAGAGCCCTGAAAGTACTCACCGAGCGCGCGGTCCACCTCCGCCCAGTCGGTGAGCGTGATCTGCTCAAGAACAGGGATCTTGTAGCCCGTGAGGTTGCTCAAAACCTTGAGCTCAAACCCTTCGGGGTCCTTCTCGCGAAGGGCCGAAGCGCCACGAATTCCGCCGATTGTCGGAGGCCCAGCGGGGATGTTTAGCTCAGTGACCTCGTTGTCGAAGTCATCTTTGATTGGGGTCTTCAGCTTGACGAGCATTAGGCCTCCTTGAGCGTCTCAAACACCCAGCGGACACCGATTGCTCCGGTCCCGGTGTCGCTCTTGCCGTCGCCGGTGAACGTGCCACCGGTGCCCGACAGTTTCTTGCCGTTGGCCAGTAGCAGGGTAACAGACTCGGCTCTACCGTTGATGAGCTTGGACACCTTCAGTTCCTTGGTGTCCGCGACGGCGCCCTCAATGTAAGGCGCCGTCGGGGTTTTCTTGATGTAGATCTTTCCGTCGGGCTGAACCTCTTCTTCGCACTTCTCAGTCAGAAGGCTGTAGGAGAAATGTCCATGTCCGCTGATGACTGAGCCATTTGCGCGAATTTGATAGACGCCTGAGATTACTGGTGTCGTCATATCTTGCTCCTATCAAAGGACAAATGCGGCCTTGGCGGCGCCGACCACGAATTGGTTCATGATGTCGGGAGGGAGATACCAGGCCATACCATTCTTGCCTTGGCGCTCAACGGACAGAGCGGTGATGAACGCATCCAGCCCGGCGGACTCGAAAAGCCCAGCGTTCGCGCAGGTGTTGTACCAGTCGATGGCAAACGTCTTTCCTTCCGATTCGGTCATGATCGGGAGGTTCGCCGGTAGGTTCGGCGAGTCGCTTGCGATCAGGTGCCTCGGGTACCGCTCGGCCAACATGCTGCGAAAAAGCTTTCGTGCTCGCCGAAGCGTGAACATTGTGTTCACGTCAAGGAACGCTTCCGACGGTGAGCCAGCCTCGTTCGTCTTGTAGGTCGTGATCAATCGGTCGATCTTGACCGCCGAGTCGCCGTTTGCAGAGGTCGCCCCGACGCCGTTCCAAAGTAGCGTGTTGCGCTCAGTGTCAGTGAAGCGAAGGCTTTTGCTTGGCGGGTAAGCTCCGGCCGGTTGCAGTGTTTGGAGCGGCTGCGATGGGAGGTTTGTGAGGCTCGCCAGGGCGATGCCGCCGACGTATCCAGCGAGCTCATAGCCCGCGGAAGGGCTCTTGGAGCCCGGCGCCGAGACGAACCCCGTGTGTTTGCTGTTGCGCGAGTTGCCGACCGATTGCGCGGAAGCAAGGGCCAGATTGAGTCCAGCGAGGAAGAAAACATCCATGGCGACCATCGGGCCCCAGCGATTGGCGGCCTCGGTCTCAAGCGTCGTGAGAGAGGTAGCATCGTCCCAAGCGTGCACACAAAGCGCGAAGTCCTCTCCGGACCAGTTGGCTAGGGCACCCGAGAGCGTCGGGTTGCCGGAGCCGGTGACGGTCTGGACAATCGTGACCGTGATGCCGAGATCTGCGGGGATCACATCGCCGCGCCGCCCGCCGCAAAGGGGGGTCAGGTGGTTGCCCATCGTGCCCTTGTTTGCGTGCGTTGCCGTCACCACTGCGCCGGTAACGCTTGCGGTCACCTGGATGTCAGCATTTGCCCCAAGCGCCGTGTTGATTGCCGCGGCAATCGCGCTCGCGGTGTCGCCAACAGCCACCCCGACTTGCACAGGCTCAGCAGTGGTGCCGAAGTAGAACGGCAGAGTGCCGGCCTTTGTTGCGGTCCCGGACACCGTGAGGGTCCAAACGGGGGCAACGCCAGCTCCGTTGTCGTCGATGACACACAGATACCACTCAACGGTGGAGGCGTTCGCCAAAACCGCCTTGGCCATGGCGCGCCCGACAGAGCGCCGACCGGCTAAGCGAATCGCGTCGCTATCGGAGAAAATCGGGTTGATTTCCCCGGAAACAGCGGCTCCTGCTGATGTCTTGTTGGCAAATATGATGCCTTTGTCAGCGCCAGCGATTGAGGCGTTGGCGTTGCTGCCGTCAAACTCCATCGCGAAGAACGGGATCCGGAGGTTGCTCGGGATAGAGCTGAAAGCGATGGTCATTTGGTAGGCTCCTTCTTCGCGGGCTCTTCGAGAACTTCAGCCGTGCCCTCTGCCACTCGGCGCATGAAGAACACCTCAAGTTCTGCCGGCGCGTCGAACGTTCCGGCCTCAACCGTCCTCCCGCTCGGGAGAGTGTGGGGCAAAAGCAGCTTGAATTTCATTGTGGCAGGCTCACTTGGTCAGTAGGTCCTTCGGCCCCCATTTCGGAGGTGCCGGTCAAGAACTGGTCGAGCAAGCTAGCGTCCACCGCAGGCTGCTCTGTGTACTCCACATCATACCATAACGATGCGGTTCCCCTGATTTTCGCGGAGTCGGTTCCGTATTCGACATCAAGCCCAACTTGGGAGCACGAGCTAACGTTGGATCCGAGTGTTGGGTCCAGGGCCAGAACTTTCTCTACGGCCTCCACTCGCGAGTGGATCAGATCTTCTATGGTGTCTGCGGCTCCGGTGTCCAGGATTTCCACGAGAGCCTCCACCTTCCATCGAAGCAGGCGCGGCGCCGAAAACTGCACATTTTCCGGCTCAATCTTGGAGCTTCCGCAGAAGACAGCGATGCGCGGGAATGGTCCAGGCTGCGTGTTGCGCACGTCGTTCGTGATGAGCCCGTCGGACATGTCAGGCTCAAGCCCGACCATGAGCACCTGCTCAATCGCTCGCTTGACCACCATATGCCTGTGCATCATGCCTCCGTTAAAACGAGAGAGATCGAGCCGCTCATGCGGTCGCGTTTTGCCTCGGCCACCGTGTAGTTCTTGCCGCCCATGACGATGATCGCCCGCGGGTTGCTCTCGGGCTCCTCGGGTAGGTCGGCCGACTTGCAAAAAAGCGTCGCCCGATAGCTCTCAAACCCCAGGAGTTCGCTAGCCTCGCGGCTGTAAACCGTGTCGAAAACGCCGCGAATTCCGATCTTTTTCGGCATAGGATGCTGGGGGATGTAGTCGAAAGCCACATCCCCCAGAACCGAGACGATTGACGCATCGGCAGAAGCCAAAGCGTCAGCGAAACTCACACGAGCACCGGCATAATGAGGACTTCGCCGGACGTGTCACCCGAAGCGGCTGAAGCCGCTGCGCACCCGCGCAGAGTGTTTCCTGCCGACGTGGTGGTGAACTTCTTCGTGCTGTTGTTCCAATACAGCAAAGCATTCGCCGTCCATGCTTCGCCGGTCGTCTTGTCGAACGTTCCGCGGCAATGGTAGTGGACGGCGACCGTGGCGCCGATTGCGCCATCGGTGATTGGCACAAGAAGCTGTGCGCCCTGCACAAACGGTTTTCCTGACACCTGAGCCGCCGCAAGAACGACGGGGATAGGATCAAGGATGGTCTGAGTGATGTTCTTTGCCATTGGTCGTTACACTCCAGTGCACTTGGCGATACCGCGCCAATCGGAAACGCCAGCGGCGAAGTCGTGCGCAACGCGCATGGACAGGCCCCCGGAACGGAAGTCAGTTTCTGTCGTGATGATCGGAGAGGTTGCGCCACGAAGGCGGGCCACCATGATCGTCCCGCGCGAAGCGGGGACCATCAGGAAGAACTCGGGGCCGGTGATGCGCGCCGAGCTGATAATCCTATAACGCCCGCGCCACTGCATCGCGTCCGATGCCTTGGTTGCCACGATCACCCCATTGGGGTTGATGTCACGCTCTGCGGCGTAGCGCAGATCTGCGCCGCAAATGAAGAACTCAGCGGCGAGATCCAGAGTGTTTCCGGCTGTGCCCTTTTGCTTGCGCACTACCGCGTCGAGCAGCTGAAGACTACCGCCAGCCGCTCCCGAGTAGACCCCAGTGTTGAGGTTGGAGTGTGTCGCATGGAACAGCGCGTTGCCGTCATTCATCGTGGGGCCGTTGCCGGCAAGCAACGCGAAAACCATGTCGCCCTCGCGGCGCTTAGCGGACGCACCGAAGCTGCCAACGACAGCATCAAACGCCCCGAGATCGTCATTGATGAGCGCTTGGCGGGTCAGCTTCACGATCAAGCCGTTGCTGGTGAGCGTGATCGCTTCCTTGTATTCAAGAATGGTTGATTCATCCGGGCCAGCGCCTTCAACAAAAGGCTTCGTCGTGGGGAGAGATCCCAGCGAGATAAGGCTCTGCGGCTTGAAGTCGTCGACCTCAATCGCCTTTACCATCTGTTCCCAGTCGGCCGGCTCTTCTCCATAGCCGTCCATAAGCATCTTCCCGCCGGCCTGCGCCAGGATGTAAGGGAAGTCGCTTGTGCTGTTCGCGCGAGTCGAAACAACACCGTAGAGCTCACCTGGCGAGAATCCGCGCCACTTGATGCCGCCAACCTCTGCAACCTGCTGCATCAGAGAGAGACCGCGCATTTCGCGCGCGTCTTCCGAGAGCGCTCCTTTGCCTTTGAGACGATGCGTCAGGGCCTCGACAGCCAAAGAGCGCCGCTTTTCCTGGAGATCTGCGCCGCTCGTCACGGATGCAGAGGGAGCAGCGATGGCCGGAGCGGCCTCAACGTGTCGACCTTTGAGCACCTCGTTGAGAACTCGCTCACGAGCCTGCGTGATGTTGGATCCGCTGTCCACGAGCTCGCCTGCGAGAGCCTCCGGGAGCCCGGCAGAGCGAACCAAACCGGTCACCTCTGCAATTCGCTCTCGCTCCGCCTTTGCGGCGCGCCGCTCGGCTGCCGCCAAATCCACACTAGGCGCACCAGCGGGCGCCTGCTTGATCTCATCTTCGTCCATTTCGATTTCCTTATCGTGTTCGTCTGCCCTGAATCCCGCCCCGATATCTGCCGGAATCGGCGCGATCGAGACCTCGAACGGCTGCCACCTGGTGACCAGCACCACGGGAAACCCGTCAATTTCCTGCCCCGTCTTCTTTGCGCTCTTGACCGAATATCCGAACGAAGCGCCCCCCACGATTCCACGGTCAACCTTGCCAAGCGAAGCGAGTGAGCGCTCGTCGGTATCAAAGCGCACATCAACAAAACCGCTCTCCCCCTGCATTCTGGCCGTTCCCTCCACGGTGACTCCGATTACATCCAGGGAGTTCCGGATCTCGTGAGAGTCGAGAAGTGGCGCCTTTGAGTTGAACCTTTCCAGGTCAACGCCTCGCGCTTCTAGCTTCTCCCAGTACGGCCCGAGACCAGGAGCCCAGCGCAGGACCGCGGCGCCAGCGGCAAACTCCACGGTGCGCACATTGGTTTCAGCTGCCGGCTCTTCTCCAGAAGATGCCGCAGGAACAGCGAAAAGCGCCGCCCTATGCTGGGTTTGCTTGAGTTTTGCCATAGGTCTGTTGGTTCTGTCCCTGCTGAGAGAGTTTGCGCGGATCGCTGTCCAATACGAGTCCTAACGAATCAATCTTAGCACAATCCTCTTGCATCTCTGCGAAGTGAGCCTCGGGATCTTTGCCTCGCTCACGGATTGCTTCGCTCAGCGTCTTGAGCCCCGAGCGCACTGCCTTCGTGTCGGACTCCGTGTCAGTTGACGGATCGATGATTGGCATCGCAGGTACAACCCAGTCCGCCTTGGTTTTCAGGGCAATGAGCTTTGCTGCGGCTGAAATGCCCTCTTCTGTGGCAGCGAAGTTCTCCGCGTGCCACGCCCAAACCCGGTCACAGAAGAGAGGGATGAGCATGAGCCACTGGTCAACTTCGACGCGCCGCCACGCCGCTATGCGCTCCATGCGCCCACTTGAAAACGTCGCGTTGGTGTAGTCGCCGGTTAGGTCTGCGTAGGTGATCCCGTTTCCTGCCGCGATTGCCCGAAGGCACGCTTTGGCATACTCGCCAGTTTCGCTCACGTTCGGCGGCTGCGTGAGCACAACATCGGTACCCGGTTTGAGCGGCTGCATGATGCCGGGCTGCAGGTTGATCGTGGATATTTCAGTAGGCTTTTCCTCGAAAAGCTCGCGGTTGTCCTTGATGAACCCAGCAAAACACGACGCCACCTTGCGCCGCGTCAGCTCCGCGTCCTCAAACGTCTCATAGTCCCACATACGGACTACGCTCGGCGCCAAACGAGACACGCCGCGCGTTTGACCGGGGCGCTCGGGGAGGAAGACGTGGATCACTTCGGACGCTGGAACCTTCGACGACTTTGGCGCGCCGCGCTTGAGTGCGTCGCCTGGATGCCTATCAAAGAGCCAATAGGCCACGATGTCCCCGTCAGAGTCGCGCTCAATCCCGTCCTCTCCCTTGTCGCTGTCGAGGTAATCAGCTTCGAGTAGCTGAATCTTGAGGCGTCTGGTTTTCTTGCTGATTCTGCGCACAGCCAGCGCTTCGCCGGCCTCGCCGACTGCTCCCATGACCTGGCGTGTCAGCCCACCGAACGTGGACACGCCAAGGTAGTCGCATGCTGTCGACTCCGACCAGGACCTCCATGCCGCATCGAGCTCGGGAAGCTGAGACTTGGCAGAGAAGCCATAGCCGACGGTCTGGTCACAGATTACATTGATCGACTTGTTCGCCCAGACACTGTTTCGTCGGAGCTCGCGAATGTTCCCGCGGAGCTGCTTTGCGTACGGCCGGACAGCGCTCGGGGCGTCGTCGATTCTGCCGGCAAGCCCAGAGAGTCGCGCGGCCTTTGAGGCTCCCTCGAAGGTGCGTTTTTGATCGCCGTAGAGCTGAAGGGCCTGCCGCGCCTGTGCTCGACGCAAGCCGGCCTGAGGCGAAAAGGCTGAAATGAGCTTGTCCAGGACGTTCATAGGCCCTTGCTCACCACCGCAACCTGCCGCCCGATTGCGATCCCAGAGCTTCCAGCTAGCTCGGCGCGCATGTCAGCCAAAAGGGACTTCATCTGATCTAGTGACTGGTACTCAATCTCACGCCGCGGGGGGCCCTCGTATAGCACGCGCTTCACACCGCTATATATTGCGGCCGAAAGCGTATCAATGTCCTTCTGAGTCGCCGCCATGAGTCATCATTCTATCACGATTCACCACGTATATTCGCGACGCGACCATGGCTTTGCTGCCTGTTGTTCGGTGCGCTGAGTTACTGGCACCGGTGACGGAGCCGCCTCTGCCGTCGGCGCGTGCACCGGGGCCGCTTCTGTTGGCTGTGTGACAGCTGCGCGCACAACTCTGCCGAACCCGAGGCGCGCCGCAGCTGCCCGAGCGTACGAACGGCAGTCGAGCAGGTGGTTTTCGCGGCCAACAATGACCTGCCAAACCTTGCGCGCAAACCCGTTTTTATCGCGCTCTTCAACCGTGTGCTCTGAGGTGAACTGCTGAAAGATCTCCTGGGTGTACTCGGGGAAATGGCAGCTACCTTGCTCCCCAGGATCGCGCCCTAGTCGTGTGTAAAAGTCCTCTTTGGCAATGTCTGGCCCCACGCCCCAGAGCGTTGCGCCCGTGTTTTTGCCGGCAAAGGTTACGTCGATCTTGCTCGGCTTCCCGAGGAGCACATAGGGATTCTTCGAGTCGCCGCGCACCACCATGGCTTTCCGTGGGTGCTTTAGCGCCCACTCATAGACCATGTTTTTGCGGTAGTTGCCGTCGATGGCCAGCAGCTTCGGCACCATTGTGCCCTGCGTTTCGTGGGGGAATTCGCGGTTGATGAGCGCCGAAAGTGGCTCAAATGTCCTCGGGTGCGTCGTGTCGCCCTCGATTGACATTGCTTCGATTGACCAGCTCTCTGAAGTCGTGCGGCTCCACCCAACTACCTCATAGTAAATGCGGTCGCCCTGCACATCGCACCCGATTGTGATGTAGTCCACACCGGCCGGCGCGGTCCCAATCGGGTAGTTCTCGCGCCGGTTCATCAACGCTTCCCAGTCTGGCGCGTCGCCTTTGATGATCCAGGTGTCTCCGTAGACGGTGTTAAAGTGCGTTCTCAGGTGCTCCGCGCCGGCCTTTTCACAGAGCACATGCTCCTCTGCGATGGTCGCCCAAGATGCGTTTGGTGCGAACGAGTACGCCGCCCAAATGTGAAACGATGCCCAGCCGCGTGAAGTGGAAAAAGCCTTCCAGTTTCCGTTTGCCACCATCTCGAACTTGTCCGCGTGGTCGATGCGACGACAACACGAGAAGCAGACGAAGTGAGCATCGTCGGTGTTCGACGGGTCAAACTCGAACAGGTGCGCATCCGCTGACTCATCTCCGATGCGAGCATCCTTGCGCCCAAGCCGAGCGAATGACCCACACTTGAGGCACGGCACAAGGTAGTGGCGTTGATCTCCAGCCAGAAAGTCGAGCTTGATCCGGCTGTCACCCTCCACGAGAGGCGTTGAGCACTCGTAGATCTTCCGGTTCTCGTAGTGCTGTGTGCGCATGATGGCAGCAAGCAGCGGATCGCCGTCGATTCCGGCGCTCTTTGCGTAGGCGTCCACCTCGTCCGCAGTCAGGACTCTTTGAGAGGAGCGCCGGAAATTGCGCCCAATATTCGACCCGACAATGGTCAATTTTCCGCCAGGGAAGAACTTGGAGAGGATGGTTTCGTCGGATACTCGCGACTTGCGCCCGACGCTCCGGAAGTGCCGCCCAACGTCTGGGCAGTCACGGATCATCGTGGCGATCTCTTCCTTCGAGTAGCCCTTTGCGTCCTCTTGGGTGGGTTGAATCACCATGATTGACGCCGGATCGTCGTCGATGTGGTAGCCAACGAAAGCGTTGAGGATCTTCGTGGCCCCAACGCGAGAGCTCTTCATCCACACAACGCGCCAGATGTTTGGATCACCAAGCGCCTCCATCACCCCGATCTGAAACGGGTAGGGGCGCCATTTGGTTTTTACGTCTACCGCAGCGCTCTCAGGAGAGAGGAAGTAGCTAGATTTGGCCCATTCTACGAACTTCTTCCGCTTCCTCGGGAACCACCCGGCGCGGTTGAATTGGATGTCCGTCGCAAGCATGAGTTGAAAAGCGGGCGCCCCGTGCGGGGGGAGGTTTGAAACACGGGGCGCCCTGTCCCAGGTCAGGGATGTCTTGATTCTATCACACCTCAGTTAGCTCTTCGGGTTCCGACTCAGGAGACGACGCGACAACGCCGCTGAGTTCTGTGAGAGCGTCTCGAATCATCTCGTCGAGCTCATCACGATGGGCGTCCGAGCATTGGGTCTTGCGCTTGTACTCGCGAGGAATGGCCAGCAAACGAGCTTTCACCATCGCGATCTCACGGTCATAGGCGGCTTGCGCGTCGCCCTTCCGGATGAGGTCGCCGGCCTCACTGATGACCTTCAGTCTCTGGCCCTCAGCTTGCCAGTAGGTGAGTTTGGCCTTGCTGTCCTCGTAGGTCTGGCCGTTGTACCCGAGCTCGCCGTCTGCCGCCGCTTCGGCCGCGTAGTCGCGAGGCGGAGCAGGCGCTTGAGGTAGCCCTCTGCCTGCGTGCCTCATGAGGTGCACGATCTGCTCAGACAGCATGATCCGCTCTTGGCCCGTGGGTGACGGTGAGCGCCGATAGAGCTCAGGAGGGACCTCCCCGTTCCGGATCCGCAGCCGGATAAGCTCGGCCGTGCAGCCGATTCTTTGCGCGGCTGCTTTTACTGTAAGCGGAAACTGTCCTGTCACGTTGGATTTGTTTGTATGGTCACGAGCACAAACATGCGTGATTTTGACGGTCTAGGGCCA